TACATGGTTTAATGCTATCACTAACAACGTGTTACTTGATGACATGAATAGTGATTTTGTCAAGGTTTTGAAATCTGGACAAATGAGACCTAACGAGGCGGGGCTCTCTAATACTGGTGGTGATGAATATACTTTCACCAAGAAATTTTGGTTCTCTTACAGACACCTACTCAAATTTGGACCTAACAATGCCGCTGTCACTCATAATGATGATGACTTATACTTTATGTTTGCGGCTTATGATGCTTATGGGTCTCTTCTCACAGACAATATCGCATATATTCAAGCGGGAATTTCACTTTATTATAGGGATCCTTAAAAATTAAATTTTCAATTCTTTAATCTCAGTGACGCGACGAAGTAGTTCTTGTCGTTGAATAAACGAGTAACTAAACTCTTCAAGGGATAACACCGAAGTAATGTATATACGATGTGGTCTCCACTTGACGTATCCACCCTTAACAGGTACTTGGATTGGGTAACGATCAATTTCCTTAAGAAATCGGCATGTATTAACTTTCTCGACGTTGTCATAGAGTACCGCCTCTTGACCAAGATACCCGTCCTTCCATTTATATAAGTCGTCATCAGGACAGTCATATACCTCTTTCCCAAATGTGTTAAATTCGTGATCACGTACATATCTTGATTTGCCAGATCCCGAGGGGCCATATATATATGTAACGGTAGGGGCAAAATCACGAGGAACTGCCTTCATTCGCTTGTTAGCAAAACATCTTTCGATGTACTTGAAGCCATTGTGATATTGGACAACAGTTGCAGGTTCTTCTGTAGCAATGTCCTCCAAAGCCTCACCTTCCCTCAAACGATCACAAACTTGCTCTAATGCACGCTTCTTTCCGTTTCCCATTGGTTTTACTCCGATCTCCGTGTAATCTCCGGTCTTGGAACAATAATTCTCGTTCTGGTGCAAGTTGCCTTTACACATAGCAACAAAATGAGGCTTAAATAATTTACGCCATGCACTTGGGTACTTAGCTTCCTTTGCATACGCAAAAGCTTGAAGATGAGGACGATTTGTTTTTGTCATCTCGTTTCCATATGCAACATACTGTATCTTTTTTTTATCAACAAATTCTTGCAACTTTTCGTGATAACTCATATCATATATGGTCATACACACAAGATGAAATCGCACCGTTTCATTTTCCACAGGCTCAAATTCCACAGGCTGCTCCATAGGGTAATATTAGGCCTATGGAGCTTGCTTATATACTCCGGAGTGCCCGGAGATTATAAGTACGCGCCGCAGCAGCCTTCGCAGAGCCTCGGCGTGCGGCGCTAAAACGGGTTTGGCAACACGAAGAAATACCAAACTCGCCATTTTGGCGGTAAGATCAAGTGTAGTGCCGAGACCAAGCACTACCAATTAAATGCGACAAATTAATGCGGCCCTACCCTACCCGCGGCGGTCGGCGGGGGGCGAGGGGCGGGGGGCGGGGGGCGTACGGCCCCCTGCTAGGGGGCCTTCGAAGATTTAACTGGTGTCGCCAAGTATATAAGTAAATGATACTTTATTTCCAAGTATGGCATACAAACGTAAATTCTCTCGTGGGAGAAAGAAGTCCTTTCGTTCGTCACGTGGTAAGGGTACTACGATGGCTCGTAAGCGATTGGTGCGGACTATCAAGGCTGTAACACGTAAAACATGTGAGCCTAAAGAGAAAACTTTTGAATATGCTAAGACCGAAGTCTATCATAATTCACCTAATTCTATATTGGTTAATAACCCGACTGTTATGCCTGCTCAGGGAGTCGGCGACAACCAACGCGTCGGAGACCAGATTAATTGTACTGGATACAAGTTTCGCGTGTTGTTCGGGCAGAAAGCAGATCGCCCTAACGTAACTTGGAGATGGTGGTTCATCAAGGTTCCTAAGGGATCTCCATACACTTATACTACATGGTTTAATGCTATCACTAACAACGTGTTACTTGATGACATGAATAGTGATTTTGTCAAGGTTTTGAAATCTGGACAAATGAGACCTAACGAGGCGGGGCTCTCTAATACTGGTGGT